GACTTTGTGAGTTTCGACCCACGAATGCCAGCGCACCTACAACTGCTTGTCAAAAGAATCGAGCGCAATGACTTGTATATTGCAGAACTCGAAAAAGAGGTTGTCCAGTTTCTTGTAGAAGTGGATGACAAAGTGAAAAAACTCAATGAAATTAAGGTGTAAATATGGAACAGCGTGATAACTCAGGTGTATTGTTTAAGAACGACAAGAAAGAAAAATTTAATGATCCTGACTATAAAGGCAACATTCGTGTTGATGGACAGGACTTTTGGCTGTCAGCATGGATTAAAGAGGGTAAGAACGGTAAGTTCATGGGATTAGCAGTCAACCCCAAAAAACCCAAAGAAGAACAAGCAGAACAGCCTCAAAGCAAGCCTAAAGCTAAGATTGAGGACATGGATTCGGACATACCTTTTTGATGTGACTCAATGGGGAAAGCGTAAGTGAGTACCCACTAACTTAACAGGAGTGAATGATGAGCAAACTTGACGATATACATTTTGGCGGTGAAGTAAAGAAGTTCTTTGACTTGCCTATCTTTAATCGGGTGAGAACATCTGACCCAACAACCAGTTATGAAGCCGCTGATTCTGCAAAGGACTTGGCTTCTAAACATTTTTGCATGATTGTGGACGCTTTAAAGGCTCATGGCTCGCTTGGTAAAGATGGAATTGCCCAACATAGTGGGTTAGAGTCTAATCAGGTTGCAAGGCGTTTAAACGAGTTGTCCAACATGAACTTGATTGAGTTGACAGGACGCACAGTCAAGTCTAAATCAGGACGCAACGAGCGTGAATGGAGAGTTACACATGATTGAAAATGTACTTGGCCTAATCACAGTTTTGGCAATTGGTGGAGGAGCACTCATAATCGGTATATGGGTCTTCCTCCACTTCTTTGACGATTAAGCAACTAAGCCATTGAGGTAGGTGGTCTTACCAGCTATCTTAGTGGCAGTCAGTTCTTGTTTCTTCAGGTTGTTTGGGTCATAAGACACATGAACCCAACCAGAATCAGGTACACCTTGGGTGTAGAACTCTAAGATCAATTGTGTGTAGTCCAAGTTGTCCATAATCCACTGAGCCAGATCAGCATTGGCAACACCAGTAATCTCAATGTCAGCCGCCTGACCTTTGCAATGGTCACTGGTCTTAGAACCACCTACAGCCGCATTGGACTCAGGGCTACGGTAACCAGAGTTCACGGTCACCGACTTACCAAAGTGTTCACGAACAGGTTGCAATACCTTTTCGCAAAGAGTCTTCAAGTTCTCAAGTGCCTGTTCATCAGGTGTATTGTCTAAACCCAAACGAGTGGCAGTGTCTGACTTGGTGAGTTCTTTCAGGGTGAAGTTGGCTGATAAGTTCATTTGGTTTCCTTCTGGTTAATCATTTCTCTGACTTGGTTATAGGTTGCGATACAGGCGTTGAGCTTTCTGGCTGTGAGGTCGGCTTCGTCTGCGATGGCGAGAATATCTCTAGCAGTCTCTGGCTGAAGTTCGGCTGTTGGGGGGTCAGGTCGCTCGGCAACGGGGGCATCTGAGGTGGTTGATAAGGTTGGGCAGGAGGGCGTTTTGACAGGAATCCGCAACCTGAGAGCACCAGAATCAATGTCAGAATTACGCTTTTGAATAACAAGTTTTGCATTGTTGTTTGCCTTTACCAGTTCAGTTGCTTGTTTCTGCACCGCTGTCACCAGTGCCTGTTCCGTTTGCCTAGCCTCATTGTTTAAACGAGCTATCTCCATTTGTTGTTTGGCAAACTCATCTTGCCCACCCTTCAAGTAGCCACCACTAAATGATGTAATCATTGCCAAAATGAAGGCAAGAATCACCCAAGGGTTAAAGATACTCATTCGCTTGTCTTTCCACGAACATAGGCTTGTGCCGCCATAAACGCAACCACAATCGTTCCCATTGCCGCACAGTAAGTTGTAGTCAGCCCTGCCAAAGCATTAACTTTTTCAAGCGTCACCCAAGCAGAGGCCAAGAAAGCAATCAAAACAGGAGGTGCGCCAAGTGCCGCCCATGCCATAACCCTTTGTTGGTCAGCCATCTTGTCAAGATTTTCAATCTGAATCATGCGCTCAGACCTTGCCAACTCAGCATCAGTCACTACACCATCACGGTCAGTGTCAAATTGGTTGTAAACAGAATCTTTTTCCAATTGCTTAGTCATCTTTCTTCCTTTCCTTTTGTTCAACCTGTCTTCTCAATTTCTCAACTTTTTCGATCTGAGACCTTGCCTCATTTTTAACTTCAAGTATGTCAAGATAAAGAAATGCCATCAAAGGCAAAAGCAAGGCTATCAGTACGCAAGCGGCAATCCATCCAATCATTTCTTCCCCCAATGACTTACGAACAACAGCCACAGCCACAGGTACAGGAGGAATATAGAAGTCGCTATTACTGCTCCTAGCTTTGCTTGTAGGTTTCTTTCCTCCTCTTTGCGTAGCCATACCTCTTGCCTTTTGATAGCTTCTTGCCTTAACCTTGCCTGAGTTTGCTCCTCTTCAATCTTGTCCTTCATGCTGAAGACCTCTGAGTACAGTGCGCCCATCTCAGGAGGGCTTTGATACACCATACACTCACGAATCTGCACTACTAACGCATCCATCTCTTGCTGTGCCATCACCCTCTTTAAAGCCGCTTCCATGTGGTTCTGGTCAGGGTCATAGACTGTCAGACTCTTTTCTTCTTCTTCCCTTATGTGTGCCGCAAGTTGTTCTTGAAGTTTGAAAAACGATGTCAGGTTAGAAACAATGTCAATTTTGACTTGAGTTTCGTCAACAGACTTGTAAACAGATTTCTTAGACTTAGCCACAGGATTTGCAACTTGAGGCTTTGGCTTGCTACCAAAGAACGCAAGAAGCTGACCCCAAAATCCATGGACTTCTTTACCAATGGCAATAACTTCATCAGCAGTGGCTTTAATTTCAACAAAAGATTCTTTTGCTTGTTTATAAAGTTCACAGCCAGCTTGAATCTGTTTGACAAGTCCTGCCGCAAGGAGGCAAATGCTGATTGGGTCAATTTTGTTTCCTTACTTTTTTAAAGGAACATTTGATACATCAAACTCATCTTTAGCAGATGGCGCACCAAATGGATACTGTTCTTTTTCTTCAGCAGTAATAATGTTGGTTAAAGGCTCAACAACAAGTTTGGTGAACGCAGTTGCAGAAGTTAATTTTTCTCTTGCTGTTGACAAATACTTGATTGCTTTTGCGCCTTTAGGGTCAAGCAATGCTTTTGACAATGTTCTTTGAGACAAAACAAGTGAACCACCAACAACAGCGGCTGAACCCAAATTTTCAGTTACTTTTTGTTGTTGCTCAGGACTTAGCAAAAAGAAATATCCAGTGCCAATTGCGGCTGTTGGAGCTAATACATTTAATCCAGAAGTAACTGTTCTGTAATTGAGTCCGGGCATTGCTTTAGCTTCAACCAGACCCAACTTAGCACCTTCATTCATTTGCTTGATGGCGGCATCTTGTGGTGTATTGCCAAACAATCTGTTATATGTGTTTGCAAAAGCCTTGTCTTGCTCTAAGTTCTTTGCAAATTTCAACATATTTTCAGGAGTGTTTACCATCGCTTCAAGATAACCATATCGCAAAGCATCAATAATTTCATTTGATGGTTTTTTTGACAAATTAGATGCCGCAATCACAGACTTAAACAAATCAAGAGTTGGTGTTTCTTTCCCAGCCGTAAACAAATATGCACCGACTTCTTCTGGATTCTTTGTTAACGCTTCTTGTATTGCATCAGTTTGAAGACCTTGAATTCCTTGCCTATATGTTTTGGTTACATTTCTATATTGTTTTAGAGTATCATCTTTTAAAGTTGTGTTAGCAGAATAATCCATAGCCTTATCAAACTGAGAAATTAATTCACTTATTGTTTGTGAAGCACGGCTATCCTTCTCGCTAGAAACACGAGAATTGTATTTGTCTCTATTTTCTGCAAGCCAACGACTTCTTATCTGATGAAGCGTGGGAACATTCAATTCATTTGGTAAAACCTTCATTTCATTAAGAATAGATTTTTGACCGCTTGTTAAGGCAGAAGGGTTTGCCAACAATTTGTCAGCAAATGATTTAATGCCAAAAGTTGTGACTTTAGATGTTGTGTCAGCAAAAATATCTTTATAAATTAAATCAACTGAATCACTTAATGATTTTTCACCTTGCTTTATAAAATTTTGCAGTATTTGACCAGATGAAAATTGTGAAGATGTGTTTGTCCTCAAAGCCATGTCAAGTTCAGGACTCTTTACAAGAGACTTCAATATATCTTGTGAACCTGTCATCAAGGCATCTTGAATTTCTTTGTCTTTTCTTTTAAAAATATCGTATGTTACTGGCGTAAGGGTTAAACCCTCTAAAGCAGAAAATAAGTTTGCACCTGTTCTCTGACTTGCTGGCAATGATGAGTTGTATCTTTGTAAAAATTCTTCTGCGGCTTTGTTTGCATCAGGTGCATTACTAGAAGTGAAGCCAAGTTTGTCAGCACCAAAGCGTAAAACTTTTCCAAATCATTTGAGAACAAGATTTCCACCAGCATCCCATGCGGCTTCTTCAATTCCAGCTTGTGTTGCCAATGATAAGGATGGAGTTTCGCCTTTAGAAACTTGTTCATAAAGTTCACCTCCAAAGCCACCAATACCAGAACCTACTGTACTAAGAGGAAATGGAAGTGGTGCTCCAACGATTAATCCACCTAACTCTTGACCACCGAAAGCATCTCGCTGACGATATTCAGGACTCATAATAGATTTACTCATATCTATATTTGAGGGGGCTGTCTTATCCTCAGCCAGAGGAATATTGCTTACATCAAGTTCGTCAGCCATTTCAGCCTCCAATATACAGTTCTTTTTTCAGTTGATTGATTTCAGCATCTTCTTCTGCTGTCTTGAATTTTTTCCGTTTGACATTTGTAACCAACTCTTGCAATCGACCAAGTTTATTTTGGAACTCAATTCTTTGGTCAGCTTCATTGAATCCCATCAAGGAATCTTTGTTTGCTTTCTTATAGTCTTTTGCTCTGTTGTAGGTGTACTCATTTTCTGCAAGATCAACTTTTAGCAAACTAACCAATCTCTTGATTGTTTCTGGTTGTTGCAAAGCATTAGGCGCAGTCTTTTCCAAACTTGCCAATTCTTTTGCCGCCAACGAGCCGGGATAATTCTTGACCAATGGGAAGATGTATCTAGTACCCATTGCTTGAATAAGCTGAGTATTAGATGTGGCATTCTTTAGGTCGCTTCCAACAGGGATGCCAAGAGAAATCAAAGCACCAACAACAGCTTCTTTTGCTTCTGCAAACTTTCCTGTAAATGCGTTTTCCAAAGAAGTTTCAAGCGTAGCAATATTCCGCTTTGATGCAGTTCCTGCCGCAACAGCAGAACCAAGATTCTTAAAGTTCTCAGCAGTATATTTTCCAGTTTCTTCAGCTTCTTTCTTTTGTCCAGCCATAAGAGCTTTGCCAAGCATTCCCAAGCCTTCACCAAGAGCTTCATCTAAAGATTTGCCTTCTGTAAGTTTCTTAATTCTCAACTGAACAATATCGTATTTCTTTTTATCTTTAACAGGGTCAAGTACATCCAACTCTGCCATCAAGTCAAAAATTTCTTCAGTTGGTCGTTTATCTGTCTTTTCAAGTTGTTTGACAAGTTCATCGTTATATTCTTTAGTTCCTTCTTTAAAGCCTTTGCTTTGAGCAACTAAACGAGCTTTTTGGATGTCTGGTGGTACTTTGTCTGGACTTTCAACTTCTCTTAGATCAGCAACATTTTGACTTATCTTATAAGTTGCCATGCTTGCAGGAGTGTATTTACCTGAACGAAGCAATTGTTCAAATGGGTCAACTCCTTGTCTTTCACGAAGTTTTTGTGCAGTAGATGCCATTTGAAACTGCGCCTTACGAGCATTGTCGGCAATTTTTGAAGCCAACTCAGGAACTCTTCCGGCATATTTCTGAGCAACTCTCAATTGTTGTTCAGGGTCACTTGGGTCAAGTTCACTCAAGATTTGCTGTTGCAAACCAATCATTTGTAACTGAGGGTCTTTACCACCTAAAGCACCACCAAGAACATCACCCAACTGTTGACCACCACGATAGAAACCAAACTGTGCTTGTTGCATGGGTGTTAATTGTGCATAAGTCAATGCTTCATTTTGCATAGCCGCTTGACGCTTTAGCATATATTCCATCTCTGCCGCACGAGAGATTTCAGGGCTAAACATTCCACCAACAATAGAAGATTGTGGTTGTCTTGCTGTTAGCGTTGAGTATGGTTCAGCATTTGGAGTGAATTGAATATTCTCAGTAATTGCTGGTTCAAGACTATCAAGACTAGATTGACCCATAGGAGTATTTGCAATACCTAACAAATTTTCTCGTGCCATTTCAGCCCTGCGTTGTTCTTCTTCTTTAATTCTTTGAGATTCCAAATCCATATTGCCGTAATTTGTTTGGTTTGAAAAAAGTGTATTTGGAATTGTGTAGGTGGGGGTTACCATGATTTATTCCTTAATTTTCAAAAGCTCTTGCACCAACAGACATTTGTGGATTGAAATATCCAGAGGAAAAATTGTTTGGTTGTATTGATGCTTGGTAGGCATCAGAGAAAACAGGTGTTTGCGGAGGATTAAAATATTGATTTAAACCATAACCAACATAAGGGTTATTACCTAACCCAATCAACGCAGAACCAAGTCCACTACCAGCCGTACTTTGGAGAGTCCTAGCCGCACCCAATCCACCAGTTAACAATGCTTGACCAACATTGCCACCAGCACTAGCAGATTGACCACCTAAAAGTCTTCCCATCTCTAAAGGCTGTTGACCAAGAGACTCAATGGTAGAACCAGCACCCAAATAGCTTGTAAATGGACTCAAAGCACCGACTTGACCAGCTTGATATTGACCCATTAAGCCAGCACCAGAACCTAACAACCCTGCACCAAAAGCCACATTCTGCTGACCAGCTTGTTGAGCCTGAGAAGCAAGTGCCAAGTCTTGTTGAGCCAATGCGTTGTAGTACGCTTCCATCTCAGGAGTAGTAGCACCCAAACCACCAGCACCACTTGGACGCAATCCTGTAGCACCTACAGACAAACCACCACGACCTTGTTGGAACAACTGGTTTTGCAACTGAGCATATTGACGCTCACGACTAGGCGCAAGCAAATCCTGTTGCTGTTGCATATATTGAGCCGCAACTTGTTCAGGAGACTGCTGTAGATACTGCTGACCCAATCCAAACAGTCCTTGAGCACCTTGTTGAAGTGGTGCATACTGTTGCTGTGCCATTTCAGCTTCAGTTAATCCTCTTTCAGTCAATCCCATCAATCGGTCTTGATAGGCTTTGAGTTCAGGAGAGACTGTGTAACCAGCACCAGTTAGATAACCGCTAGGGTCAAACTGGAAGTTGGAACTGCCATAGCGAGTAGTTACACCTACAGGGCGAAACTTAGCGGCTTCAGCGGCAATTCGTGCCGCCTCTAATTGTGCTTTTGCTGACTCTTGAGCCGCACGATTAGCTGATTTACTTTGCATCGAACCACCAAGCAGTGATGCACCTCCCATTATTGCGGCGGCGGCTATAGGCATATCAATCTCCTTTAATCAAAATTTCATCCACTTTAGACGGGTCTTTCTCGTCTGTGGCATGAATACAAAACCAAACACAATCTGTTATCGCTTTGACTCCATGAGTCAACCCTGCTTTAATCTCAATACACGCTGGTGCTTCAACAATGTCAATCTCAGTACCACGCAACACAGCAACCTTGCCTTGTGACAATATAGACAAATGGCTGAAGTCATGCGTATGCTTCAAGATAGCCATGCCAGCAGGAAAGTTTGACTGCTTGGCATACAACCCATCAGAAAAGTGATGCAACATCTCAGGGTTTTTCATACCGTTCTTTTCCACATATAAACAGTAATGTACGGCTGATAGTTAGCATCAGTTCCACTTGAACCTGCTGAAGCGTTTGTTGTTGCAACTGTTATGCCTGTGGTATTAGTTTGAGTTGAATTATCTGATGTATAAATATTTAAATTAGCCATATAAATACCAGTTTGATTATTTGAATCATCAGCAGTACGAATTGTGTGACTGTGCCCGGGGTCTGTAACAGTGGAAGTTGCAGTGTGAGTGTGGCTAACAGTGATTGCATTTGCACTACCACCAGTTTCTTCAGCAGTGTCAAAGAGCGCATTGCCTGAATCAAAACCAACCATGACACGACCAGCACCAAATGCAGTCCATGTACCAAAACCAAGCAATGTTGCAGGGTTAGTGCTGACGCTTGCATTTGTGTAGATAGAACCAACTGGATACATTGCCGCTAATGCCGCTTGAACAAAAGCAGTGGTTGCCAAAGCAGTTGTATTGTTACCAGTAGACTGAGTAGTTGCAATAGTTCCTGTCGGCAATGTAGGTGTACCAGTAAAGGTAGGACTTGCCAAATCTGCCTTGGTTGCAATGGCAGTAGCAATGTTGTTGAACTCAGTATCAATCTCAGTACCTTTGACAATCTTCAAAGGGTTACCAGAAGATAAAGCATCTTTGGTTGCAAAATTAGTGGCCTTTGTGTAATTTGTCATATCTGTCCTTAACTTAATCTACCTTGTTTGGATTGAATCTCAATCTTCTGAAATGACAATGGTGTCCCATCAATGTTTGACTCATAACCCGACTGCACAACCTTGCCAGACCCTGATGCTGAAACTGTTAATGTTTGCAAAGCAATACCATCAACATACTCTGCAATGACAGTAGCGTTTGCACCATACTCTGCAACACCATACAGACTTTCGCCTTGTGTTGGAATAGTTGCACTGTCAGACAAGTAGTTTGTCTTGAAGTCAAAGCCCCATTTGAATGTAACTACCTGATTGCTTCCACCAATCACAACAGTAGATAACTTCTTCAAAATAGAAGTCACATTCTGATTGCCAAGGTCAGCATGGTTTGTGTAGTACAATATCCTGTACTCAGCATCATGGTCTTGGAAAGTACCGTACTTGCCCACATAACCATTCTTACCAACCAACAAATCACCGTTTCTGCGAGACAACAATGATGTTGGT